ACTCCTGATGAATATAGAGAAGGAGAATTCAAAATTTACAGGAAAGATAATGATAATTTGTGTATCTTTTTCAAGGTAAGTGATGAGTTATTTGGGTGGGAAATAGACATAGAAACTGATGAAGATGTCTTCTCTCTCTTTGGTAAATCTGGTAAATTCCCTGCCCAAGTAGAGGATACATATGGAAAAGGTAAGTTAATTGATTCTGGTAAAGTAGAATTAGGGGTTCAAAGAGATGGTTATCATGAGTATATGTTAGAAGGAAATAAATTTGATACTAAGTTCCATGTTAGGGTTATTCCTGTTGATGGTGAAGATACTTGGTTAGCATGGACGGGCTTAGAAACAAAACCAGTTGACCCTGATAGTGATGAAGGTGTTTGGGATATCTCTAAAGATAAATTTGCTAAATTAAAATTCAGGAACAATTAATATAGTAAACGCTAGAAACCCTCATTCATGAGTTCTGCTGCTATTGTGAGGTCAATTAGCCCAGTTCGGCATGACCCTTTTAGTATTCTCAAATCTGATGATTTGGTAATAGGCGGTTATGCTTCTATTGAAATGGTAGACAAACAAAACGATTTGATTACTTTAGACGCTTTGGGTGAAGCCGTTGGTAAATATATGAAAATTACTAAATTTAGAAACGTTATGACTAATCATTCTAATGTTCAAGTTGGAGAAGTTATTCCCCAATATAGAGATAAATCTGGTAAACTCTGGAAGACTGAAGTAGATGATGTTGGGTTTTTCGTTGTCATTAAAATGAGAGAAGATATTGAGAAAGCAAAAGAAGTTGGCCGAGAAATAAGAGATGGTACTCTTCGCTCTTTCAGTATTGGTGGTCAGGCATTAGAAAAGAAAAAGAAATCCCATGCGGAATATGGGGATTATAATGAAATTTCAAAATTAGAATTACACGAAGTAACTATTTGTGAAAAAGGGATTAATCCAGAAGCGAAATTTGACATATTAAAGATGGAAAAGGAAGGAAATGAAATGAGTGAAATAGAAAAAGCATTGAATGCATTAAACGAACTTTTAGAGAAAAATGATGAATTGGAAGTGAATAAAGAAGAGGGAGTTTCTTCAAATTCACAAGAATTAACAGAAAACTATAATAAGAACTTAAATAAAAACGAAGAATCATCCAACGAGGCAATTAACATGACCGAGGAAGTAGTAAAAGAAGACGAAGAACTGATGGATACGGAAATTGAGGAAGAGGTTCCCCAAGAAGAAGAAGTGGCAACGATGCGATATCAAGATGGCGAAAAGAAAGCAAAACCCAGTTTAGATGCTGGTGAGATTGAACATGGTGGTGCTGGTGATTTAGTCAGCGAATCCCATGACCAACTAGGTAGCAATTACATGGCTAAGTTCGATGAACAGTCAACTCTTGACCTTTCTCCAGAAAACCTTGAGAAAGCCTATGCAGAGTTTAAGGCTGAACAACTCGAAAAGGCCGCTTACGATGCAATCAAGGAGAAGTTCCAGACTCGATTCGATTCTGAAATGGTTGCAAAGACCGAAGAAATCGAGAAGGCTAACTATGATGCTAAGTCAGAAGTTGCCGAACTGAAGAAGCAATTCTCAGACCTTCTATCCTCATTAGATGAGAACAAAGAATCAGTAATCCGCAAACAAGAAGAAGCGGTTGCTGAACTCAACTTACCAACTGGTGACGAAATAGCAAAGATGGATTGGAATGACATCAACGCTCTGGTTGAGAGATTGGAGGCAGAACTCTAAACGAGTCTAAATTAAAAAAAAAGGAGATGAAAAAGATGACAAAGTACATTAACACGATGAAAGATTTGGAAGCCGCAACTTACGGTAGTTTTGGTGGATTGGCAGGAAACAATCTATTGAAGGCTGCTGGAGTTGTCGGTTCTATTGGTAGCGGTTTCCCCGGTTCCTCTGGAGATGCACTCAACCTTAACGGTACAGCAGTAACTGGTGCATCTAACCTTTACAACGTCATTTACGGCCAGAAAGTTTGGTCAATGATTAACCAAGAAATCAACCCTCTCTCTATTCTACCAAAGAGGCCATACACGGCAAGCGGTTGGAGAGTAATGACGAACAGGCCGCAGGGTGGAAGCGCAGCCGCATTCGCAGTTTCCACAACTGCTGGAACTGCTGCTCAAGGAACTGCTGCACCCGATGCAGATATCATTGGTGGAGTTGGTGAAAACGAGGCTCTTGGTTCATCATCTCTTCTTGCAATGGCTCCAGAATATGCTAACCTATACATGAATCCGAAAATCGTTGCACATATGTTCGATTACAGCGAATTGGCTTCTGAAATGGCAAAGATTGACGATGGTGTGGGCGACCTCCGTAAACTCATTCGTGAGGATATGGGTAAATTCCACGCTGAATCTCAATCGAAGATGCTCGTCATGCCATTAGAAATGTACGATGACTTCGGTGCTGATGTTTCCGCAACAAACGGAAGAATCCGTGAGCAATACACATCTCTGATGAAGATTGTCAGTTCTTTCGGAGAATTGGCAGACACTGTTGGTATTCACAACCTTTCCAACATTGGTGGAACGTCTAACTACGCAACCACTGACGACGATGCAAAAATCATTTACGGAGCAACCCGAAGTGCTGCATCTTACTTGGATGCAGAGGTTAACTTCGGTGGAAGTTATGCTACGGCTGGCCGGGCATTTACTCTAAGCATCATAAACACAGTCATTCAGAATGTGCGATTGAATGGTGGAGCACCCAAAGTTATGCTGACGGGATACGACACAATTCAGTCAATTTCTGACCTGCTTCAGAGCCAAGAGCGATTCATGGACTCTAAAGAAGTAATGCCAAGCCATAATGGTGTTAAGGGCGTTAAAGGTGCAGAAGTTGGATTCCGTGTTGCAACATACTACGATATCCCTCTGATTCCAGCAAAGGATATGCCAACTACTGGTGCTTACACAGGTACGAAGATTTCTGACATTCTTCTGCTTGATACCGACCATTTGTGGTTCGCTACAATGAAACCAACCCAGTATTTCGAGGATGGTATCAGTCACGGAAACCCATTCGGTGTTGGGGTTCTTGGAAACCGAGGTCTTTACCGAACAATGGGTGAGACTGGATGTACTTTCTTCAGAGGACAAGGCAAGATTACTAACCTTTTCTGAGGCTTTACCTTTAGGAGATAAATAGGAGGAAAAAAAATGGCACTAGTTAAAGCAGTAACCATAATCGCAGACCATAAAGGTATAGCAGCCCCTAAAGTTGCTGGAGATGAATATGTGGTGGACGCCTATTGTGATATCTCACAAGTAGTAGCAGCAGGTTCAGTAATTCCTGCAAGTGATTTCGGTCTATCTACCATTAATGCAGTATGTATTACTGGAGATGATAACCCTAACAACAGCACAAATGATATTGCCATCAAAGTAGAGTGTTCGGCTACAGGTGCTTATGAGTCGGCAAGTTCTGTTGCTTTTATGCACACCACAATGGCAAGCGGAACTACTCTATCCGATGACGCTAACGGAGGAACAGTTAGGGTTCGAGTTTGGGGCCTTATCTGAGGGGATAAGTGTGGCTAAGGCTACTTTAATTGAAGCCACCAATCAACCGGGAGGAGGTTTCGTTACCCTTGATGGGGTACTATTAACATTAGATGCTGAAGAGGATATTTCTGTTCATTCAGGAATGTTGTATATGAATTCACATAATATTAAAGTGGAATTTGTTGAAAGTGATTTTAAAGATATATCTGATGGAACTTTAGAGAACATCGCATTAAAATTAGAAGTTGAATCTTCTGAAGTGAAAAATACTCTTTTTGGTAAGAAAACAGCGGCTTCTAAAGTAAAAGAAACCTTAACTGGCTCCAAGAAAAAGAATAAGAAAACCAATACTAAGAGTAAACCCTCTGAAGAAGAGAGCGATGAGTAGACTTATACGGCACTGTTCTTTACGAATTTACAGTGAGGCATTCTAAATGACCGGAATAGGGGGCTGTAGAAGCAGCGGAGCCTTTACTGCTGATACCCTACTTTTTACTGGTTCTGGTAAATTAATCAGCATTACTGGAATGTCTTTTGTTACTACTGGCCCAACAGTAGATAATAGCGCATATGTCGTTTTACATGATTGTTTAACTTCTGGTGCAGCAAATGCTGCTAATACTATTGGAGTATTATATGTTGGAACTACAGCAACAGGTAGTAATTTTGTTGAAGCAGATATGCACGGTGTCACGTTCAAAAATGGTATATTTGCAGATGTTACGCATGTGGCAGGGACCGCAACTAAATTCTTAGTGACATTTAATTAATATTGAAAATGAGGAGAAAATATGACAGGTATAGGTGGATGTAGAAGTAGTGGTGCAATTAGTGCTGATACACTTATCTTTACTGGTGGTGGGAAGTTAATCAGTATTCACGGTTATGCAACTGGAACGGACACCGGATATGTAACCATTCATGATTGTTTAACTCAAGGAGCATGTAATAATGCTAACATGTTAGGTATGTTATATGTTGGTTTGGCTTCAGCCGGAGATGCATATAATGAAGCAGACATGCATGGAGTAAGATTCACTACTGGATTATTCGCAGACGTAACAGATGTTAGCGGAACAGGAACAACCTTTACTGTTGAATTTAATTAAGGGATAAAATATGAGGAATATGAATGGCAGCAATAGATAAAGATACAAGACTGATAATGACGATAATGTATGTAGGAGCAGTTTCTGGACTGAACGTTTACTTCTACTCGGTATATGGAGCACAATTACCGTTTCCACCAATATCTCACGCTATACTATTTGCGTTAGTTACGGTAGGTGTAATTATGCTACAAAAGGCACTATTCGATTTAGCAGTAAACGAGAGATTGGAGACATGGCTATTGAATAGAAAAATAGACATGTATTGGGCAAAGAGAAATAGAGATGATTCTCAAAGGCAGAAAATTCGAGATACTATGGCTTCCAGAAATCAGAACTATTACAGGGCTGTAGGAGATGGAGGGCCTTATGATGAAGTCTCTGAACAGTTTCTAAAAGCAATGGAATGATGGATAATGGGTGATATCAATGCTGGACAGATTATTAGGCGTTGATGAGCAATCACTTGCTTATGATTTATCCAGAGCACATTCAGCCGATGTTTTCTTCATTAAAATAAGAGCATTACTTTGGGGCGTTCTTGCTTCTACTGTTTTTTTCATTATAGGAAATATAATGGGTGCTAACGGAATTGATTTCTTAGGTATGTTTGTTAACAGAGTTAAGGGGCTATTTGGATGGGGTTAAATGGCTACCTTATTAACAGGCTTTTCTATTCTATTGGCAGAGGCTGCTGCTAAATTATATCAAAGGCTACACGCATTAAATTTTGGAGTATATGGTGCTTCCAAGGTAGGAAAAACAACATTACATCATCAACTAAGAACAAGAGGGGAAGTACCTAATATTGCTGAAAGAACAGTTGGCCTGAAAAGAACTACCAGAAAAGTAGTGAAAATAGATAAAGATTCGAGAACAATAAAAACCGCAGATGTTGGGGGGCAGTCTTACTATTGGGATGCTTGGCAGCAAGATATGCGTAATAGACATGTCAAATATATCATATTCATGATTGATGATAGGCACCTAAAAGAAGCATATAATCTAGAAAACCAGTTAGGTTGGCAGTTTATGGTCGATACCGTCTGTGATGAATATTGGAGATTAAGTAAGAATAAATCTAAAAAGAAGAAGGAGAAGGACTTCCCAATAGCCGTAGGCATATGGGCTAATAAGTACGATTTATGGAAGGGGCAATATGAACACAACGGGAGCATCGAGAAACATCCCATTTTTGAACCATTCAGGCTCGGAATGCAAAGGTTACAAGATAGGGGCATTCCTTGCTTCAAATACATCGTGTCTGCCAAATCTGACCCGGAAATGGTTTACAGAGGAATAATGACAATGGTAAAGGAGTATTAATATGACGCAACAAATGGTATTCACACCCAATATTATCGGAATGAATGATAGTTCAATGAATAAAATGATTAATTCTGCTAGAGTAAGTCATAATGCTAGACATTCTGGACCTATCATTACTTATGAATTTAAATCCGTAGATGTTAAGAAACAAATGAAAGAACTCAAGAAAGTATTACTTCCTGAGAAAAAGAAATTTTTGTTTAAAAAATACGGATTTAGATTTAACATTAGAGACAGGTGCGTTGTTTGTGGAGTTCATCATGTTTGGGAACCCGGTGATAATCTAAGGCCTCCTATT